ATATCGGGAATCCGGGGAGCCAGCTTCTCAATGACATCCGCCAGCTTCGGAAACAGCTTCTCGGCAATCGCCGGCAAGCGATCGCCAATCTTGCCGAGTGCCTTAACCAGCGCCTCGCCAAGTGACTTGGTGACGGTTGCAAGGTGTGGAGCGAGAATCTCCAAGACCTTAGCGAAGTCCCGGCCAAACTGGCTGATCACCGGGGCCAATTGCTTGGACAGGTCCACCAGCACCGGAGACAGAGCCTCAAGAACTTTCAGGAGTGCATCGCTCAACACGAACGCCGTCTGACTGATTGAAGGCTTCAGGTTGATGAAGATCTTCGAGAGCCCAGTCAGGGCGGCATTCAGAAGTGGGGCAAAGTAGGTAGCCAACTCGCCGATCAGTTCCAGCATGTCACCCAGTGCTGCACCCAGTGGCTTGAATGCGGGAGTGACCAGGCGGACGGCCTTCTCCAGGTTGGTGAATAGACTGATCAAGCCACCCGTAAACGCGGGCTGGGAAAACGCCTCGGCGATAGAGCCGAGAAGCTCACCCAGTGTGGCGCCTGCCTTTGGCAGGATGTCCACCAAGACAACCGCAAGTTCCTGGAAGAACTTGTAGACGCGGGGCCCAGACTCCTCGGAGACCTTGCCCATGGCCTTGTGGGCCGCCTCGAAGACCGCCGTCATGTTGACCTGAAAAGCTCGACCGTTGACCACGTTGGCGATACGCTCTAGCTGGTCGCCGAGCGTCTTTAGCGTGCTTCCACCAGCATTCTCGGCAGCGACTCCGAGGCCATAGAGGATTCGACTGCTCTGACGGATGACGTTTCCAAATTCACGCATCCGGAGAATGCCGCGATCAATCCAAGCGTCCAGTCTCCCATCGCCATCGGCGGCACTAAGGAAGGCGGAGAACCGATTGGTCAGGTCCGCCATGTACTTCGACAGGCGCGGCAGAACACCCGCACCCTTTTCGCCGAGAATCGTAATGATGTTGGCGAGGCCGGCAGCCGCAGTCTTGCTGATGGTGATGGACTTCGCCAGATCGGCGAACATCCGCAGCATCGGGCCATTGGTCAAGCGCTTGGAAAGCTCCCTGCCGAACAGGCCCATGAGGTCGCCCATGGCGGTCGCGGTGTCTCCGAGACCCTTCTTGAAGTCCGGCAGGATTCGATGGATCATTTCCTGCCAGGGCTTCTTGGCCTCAGCCCAGAAGTTCTTCGAGATGACCTTGCGAGTTTCCTCCCATGCCTTCTTCATCTCGGGCAACTCTTTGTTGATGTCCAGCATTGGAACGATCAACGCGGTCAAACCAAACGCCATGCCACCGAGAAGACCCGGGAGCACCAGGAGTGCGGGCACCATCTGGGCCAGGCTGCTCGACAGCGAGAACAGGTTGGAGCTGCCCGCAATGATGGCGGAGGCTAGGTTTAGAAAGCCCGTGGCCATTAGCGCGATCTTGGGGAGGTTCTTGTCGATATCCTTGAAGAAGTCCCGAAGGTTCTTGATCGTCTCGCTAAGCATACGTGCGCCAGTAAGCGCTGCAAGGGCGGCTGCCGCCTTGGCGGCTCCGGCCCTACTAACCTGTGGGATCAGCGTGACAATGCGCGTACGGGCCAACCAGGCCAGCCGAGACTGGGCTCTGCGATACCACGCCTCGGAGACCTCGGGATCAAGGTTTGCCTTGATGTCATCGAACTCATCCTCGGTCCAGTCCTTGAGCCGGCGAACGCGTTCCTTGTACTCTTCGATCCCGTCGATGTCGATATTGAAACCGATGGTGTTGCGTTGATTGCGCAGGGCGTCCAGCTCTCGCCGGGCCTCTTGAAGGTGCAGGGGGAGTTGGCCGGTCTCACGCGAAATCTTGGCGAAGTATCGATCGAGATCCCGGATGGATCTATCCAACTCGTCGTTGGCCCGCTTGTGATCCTTGGCGTACTTCTCCTGAGACGCAGCCAGCTTCTCGGCGACCCGCTGGCGCTCCTGGAGGAGTCGCTCCTCCTCGCGTGCACGCTTCGCCAGTTCGGCGTCACGCTGAGCCTCCAGGCGTTGCTGCGCCCTAATGGACTTCTGGAGGTTGTCCATGATTGCCCGGTTGGCTGCCGCCGCGGCGTCACGGCGCTGCTTCTCCAACTTGGCCTGGGTCTTGATGGAAGCGGCAAGATCGTCCATGGCCTTCTTGTTGCGAGCAACCCGGTCCGCCTCCATGGCGGCCAGGCGTGCCTCCTCGCGCTGCGTCTCGCGCAGGCGTTGGGCCTGAAGTTTGGCGGTTGCGCGCAGTTGCCGATTGACCTGAGCTATCCGGTCGCTGTACTGCTGAACACTGGAGGGATCAAAGATCTTCGTCTTGCGAAGCTCGTCAAACAGCTTGGGTGCGGACAACTCGTCAAGCTGACGCTGACCACGGACTACTCCGTCCGAGACCCCATCGTCAATCCCGCTGGAGATATTCTTGGCGATGTTCTTGTCATCGACCTTGGTCTTGATCTCAACGGGGTTGGCTGCGGCCTTCGCCTTGAGCTTTGCCAGCTTCCGGCGAAGGTCCGCAATCGTGTCATCTTTGTCGTCAAGCTCCGCCTTGACGGGAACCTTTGGTTCCTTCATCTCGCGAAGCTGGCGACGTAACTCCTCGGGAAAATCAGAGGTATCCGGGCTGACGCGAATGCCCACCTTGCCAACGATCTTCACGCCAGACATGGGACCTCCTAATTTCTCAAACCAGCCCCACCGAGATTGTTGAAGATCCCGAGGAGGAGCGATGCCTTGTCCGCCCCTGGCCCTGCAAGTGTGCGGGCCCGCGACTTACTGTTCTTGGGCTTTTCAGCCCCGGGCCGCGGGTACGGTGCAAACTTCGGTCGCTTCTTGAAGTTGCCCGTCGCGGCAGTGTTTAGATTCTGCGCATCAATGAGGTCGGCCATGACGTACCAATCGTGACCCTTGCCTAGATACTCGGTCCAATCCCCACCACGCCTTTCGGCGAGAACCATGGAGATGAACGCGGAGCCCAGAGGAAGCCCGGCGGCCACCGAAAGCACGAAACGGGGGGCTGGACCCCGACCCGCTACAACATCCACGAGATCAACGCCCCGTGATAGCAGGTCCGAGTACAGCCCCTCTCCGTACTTGTCGATGAGTTCGGCCAGGCTTAGGCTTCCCCCACCTGAGTCTGCTCCGTGTATTCCTGAAGCAGCGTCATCAGGACCGCAAGATCCTTGCCGAAGATCTTCAACGCCTGGCGAGCGGGATCTTTATCGGCGGCCAGAAGGGTGATCATCTGGGCCAGGACGTCAATGCGCTCAGCCTCAAGGCGGTCACCAAACTCCTCCAGGTCGGCCACCTCCCGCTTCAGCCGAGACTTGAAGTCCTCATCGGACTCATCCTCGGCCTGCTCATCATTAACGGCCGGCGCGTCGACCTCGGCGGTTAGCTGCTCGTGCAACTGCTTAAACTTCTTGCGGTCGTCGCCAAGTCGAAGCGGATTCCTGAGTTCGAGCACGGCCCCACTGGGCAGCTCCAGCTCATAGCTGATGTAATTCTTCTTGACGGCAGCGTACAAGTCGTCGAGAGTAAAAGACATGAGAGTGCGGATCTCCTGTTACTAATGGTGGTAAATGCGGACTCCGGTAATGCGGAAACCCCCTGCGCCGGAGATCCGCAATACGGCGCAGGGGGTTGCTCAAGGGATGGCCAGCACCTACGCGAGCGGCGTGAGTGCGACCTTCCAGGTGTTGGTGCTGTGATTCAGCGGCTTGATCTGGATCGGCAGGCCGGCCAGCTCGTCACTGGCAAACTCGGCGTCGTCGGCGCGATAGATCTCCGCGGCGGGGGCATAGATGCCAAACTTCTTGACACCGTCCGTGAAGACCGCCAGGAAGGCAACCACCGTAATGGCAGGGTTGTCGGGCACGGTGCGCCAGATCGAATCCGCAACCAGCTCACCCATGTTCGAGCCGTAGTACAACTTCAGCGAAGCCTCATCGAACTGCTGGAGGTTGAAGGTGAAGGTATCGATGCGGTTGCTGTACGTGGTGCGCAGCGTCCGCTTCTGGAGCGTGCCCAGGGTCGTAGCCTCGCCGCCCTCGGAGGCGAACGCAATCACGTCCTCCAGGTCGGTGTGACCGAGATTGGCCCAGCCTACCGGGATCGAGGTGAGATCCTCGGGGGCTGCGGTACCGAGCGTGGCGTGGGTGAAATAGTTGCCACCACTGATAACCAGTGTGGCGCTGTCAAGCAAAGTCATTTAAGTCTCCGTCACTGAGTGCTCGGCGGGCGAGCGGTGAGGTGGTAGTGCGTCTCGTATCGCTGGACGCCAACGGGGAGGTCTGCGTATTGCACAGGCCCTTGCGAGGTCGCCCAGTCGGAAGACCGGTTGGGTGCCTCTATCATGGTGATCCTGGTGATTGCCCCGAGTTCCGGATCAAACCATCCCGACCGGCCGGCCTTGACTAAGATGGAGCGAATGATCTCGCTATAGACGGCGGCCTTCTGATCGGCATTCGGATTGTCCACGTACACGTGGACCGCAAACCGATACCGATCCAGCAGACCCCGCGGATCACCGTCATACGAGCCGAAGCTCGCAAGGCGGCGGGGGAGCACTAGGGGTAACTCTGGTTCGTCGGGGATCTGGGGATGAACAGAAATCCCATGGGGAGCCAGGACGGGGCGGAGGACTCGAATGATCCAGTCCTCCAGCGGGGTGTACTCAACATACTCCAGCAACTCTGGGGCGATTCCCAGAGCGTCATACATTCCCATTCAGTCCTCCATCAACCCAAAGGCGCGGCGCAATGGCGCCGGAGCGGGATTACCGCGACTGCCGTACTCGATCTGCCATGCGGCAAGAAGGTCATTGGTGTCATCCAGAACAACGAACCAATCAAATTCGCCGTAGCTGTCATCAAGAATGCGCTCGGCGGTGACCTTGGATTTACCTCGGCCAGTGCCAACAGGTGCTCGTCTGGACGCAAGGACGGCGCTAGCGGAGGCCGCGCGGCTGCGCGCCTCTCGCTCGACCGATTCCTGGGCGTCTTCGTGGCGCGCCATTAAGCGCTCCAGCTTCTCGCCCTTTACGCGTCGATAGACATCCACGTAAGTGAATCCCACGGCTAGACCTTCTTTGGTGTACGGCGTCTCAGAAGGATTGTCCGGTGCTGCACGTGACGCGTCCCATATCGATTGCTCGGAGGCGATGCCACATCCCAATCGTCGCCATCCCACTCGACACGGGAGTATCGATCGATCTCCGCATTGTCGAGAGCGGCCCTGGGTTCGATCCCCAGGCGGATCACGTCGATCTCCTGCTGGCCCGGAACTTCCGCGGCCGAGCTGCGATCGGCAATGATCCACGCCCTGGTCTGAATTGGGCTATCGAGATCCGGCCCCTTGATCGGGGTGCCCCGATTGTCGACGGTGGATATCGTGGGAAAGATGACGATCTTGTGGCCACGCCGGCGCTGCCAGGTCACCATCGGTTTTTCCCGTAGTTATACGGGTAGTAGCCATTGGGATCGAATAGAGGCATTGCGTAACGCTCAGGGTTGCCACTAACTCCGTAGAACTCAGAGGCCGCGACGGAGCCACGTGGACGATGAGCGTAGACCCCGACAGAACCAAAGGACTGGGGACCCATCAGAATGGCCGCCAGGTCGGCGCGCTCCTCGTCCGTAAAGCGAAGAGTTGCCGCTCCGCGAAGGTCGGACCAGGAGACGGTCTCGTCGCCGGCACGAGAGGTGACAAAGCCGTCAGGATTCCGCAGGTAACGGGCGACGACATTAAGCACCATCTGCTTGACGAATCGCGGAGCCTCGTAGTCCGGCCAGTTGACCTTCGCGTACTCGCGCGCCATCACTGAGGCATCCTCCAGGGCCGCCAGGGCCATCTTGGTCATTGCCTCATCAAGCTCAAAGTCAAGACGATCCTCAACCTCTTCAAGGTCGGCGAATGCCATAAGTGCCTCCCTGGGGTGCTGGCAATGAGGTCACGATGGTCAGCCGGATT